AGATAATCCAACAGGTGCACAATCTGCTTTCGTTAGTGTAGTTATGGGTGTTATGACTGGTGTGTTTGGAATCTGGATGGGGCACGAACACAAATGATCATAAAAAGTTCCTGTGTAAATATTTGTACTTTAGATTCTATGGGAAAATATTGTGTTGGTTGTGGTCGTACTATAAGCCAGATAATGGAGGCAGGGAATGCTACATATTCCATACGTCTATCACCGAAAACAAAAAAAAAAACTAAACCTTATAAAAGTCCTGTAATAAAAATCGGAGAAGAAGAATGCCAATTGAAAAATCAGGAGAAACCTTCTCCGGTTACAACAAACCAAAAAGAACTCCCAACCATCCCAAGAAATCCCATGCTGTCCTTGCAAGGTCAGGTGGTAACCCACCGAAAGGAAAGTTAATCCGGTTTGGAGAAAAGGGAGCAAGTACTGCAGGTAAACCAAAGGCTGGTGAATCTAAACGTATGAAAATGAAACGCAAATCTTTTAAGGCTAGACATGCAAAGAACATTGCACGTGGTCCTTTAAGTGCTGCTTACTGGGCAGACAAACTAAAATGGTAGGAGAAGGAGATGGCTGTTAATGAGGCAGGAAACTACACAAAACCGACCATGCGTAAAAACTTGTTTAACAAAATTAAAGCGGGTAGTAAAGGAGGTCGTCCAGGCCAATGGTCGGCTAGAAAGGCGCAGATGCTTGCTAAACAATATAAAGCAAATGGTGGAGGCTATCGAGATTAGGAATGAGAAAGCCATCGCAAAAAAGTCTGAACAAATGGACTTCTCAGAAGTGGCGAACCAAAAGTGGTAAACCCTCTACTCAAGGTCCGTTGGCTACTGGAGAGCGTTATATGCCAGCTTCAGCTGTGGGAAGTCTCACGGCAGCAGAACACGCTGCTACCACTAGGGCTAAGAGAAAAGCTACAAAAGCAGGAAAACAATTTAGCAGACAACCTAAAAAGGTTGCAAGCAAAGTAAAACGACATAGAGCGTAAACCCAGGAGTGGTAACATGTCTAGATTTATAGAAGAAACACACAAACAAAAAGAGCCTAAGAAAGCACAGGCTCCGTTGCCAAAAGCTGGCGCTTACTCTGTAAAGGAATTAGAAAAGGCTAAGCCTATTTATTCCGGTACCGGAGGGAAGAATTAATGGATAAACCCCACGGTTATAAAGAAGTTGTTAGTAATGAGCAACTTGTCAATCTTGTTGAGTCGGGTATACAAAACTCAACTGGTGATTGGTTAAACTCATCAGAACTAGCAAGAGAGCGACTAAAAGCAACGTATGAATATGCAGGTGTTGCCGACTTTCACCTAGCACCACAAGGTGTTAGTTCTATTGTCGATACATCAACTACTGAAGTTGTTGAAGCATACACTGCAGTATTGTCTGATTTGTTTCTTAGTAATCAGAAGTTAGCACGAATGATACCCTATGATGCAACCCCTGGGGCTATCCAGGCAGCAAAGGATGCATCAGATCTAGTCAACTACTGTCTATTTAAAAAGAACAACGGATGGGAACTTATTCAACAGTGGATGAAAGCCGCTTTGTTGTGGAAGAATGCTGTCTGTCGTTGGGGATATGTAGAGGATTATGATTACGTATTTGAAGAATACGAAAAGATTAGTCAACCAAACCTTGATGAGCTTCTTGCAGATGATGACGTTGAGATTGTAGGTGATCTACAATTTGAAAATCAACCAGAAGAGTTTTCTCAAGAAGTTGAACTTATGTACGTTGATGTTCGTATCCGTAAACGTATTAACAAATCTAAAGTTAAGGTTGAATTAGTTCCACCAGAAAACTTCCGTATTTCAAGGGACGCTACAACAATTGATGATGCATCTTTTGTTGGTGTTCAAAATGAAATGACACGATCAGAAATCCGTAAGTACTATCCAGAAATGGCTGACAACATTGACGCTTGGGATGAACTAGGTGATGAGTCTTGGGTTGGTGCATCAAAGTACTCTCAAGATATTGCGGCTCGTAAACAAGTCACTGGTCAAGAATATTATCAAGGTTCTGTTCAACACCAAGCTATCCCACTAGAAGCAAATAAAGAAGTTATTGTAACTGAGTGTTGGCTACGTGTTGATCGTGATGGTGATGGTATTGCAGAACTAAAACACTTTATTATTGCTGGTGCACATATCCTTCATGAAGAAGATTGTGACTATATCCCACTAGCTTCTATTGTTCCAATCGATATTCCATTTGAATTCTATGGACTATCAATGGCAGACTTTACACGTAGTTCTACATTAGCATCGACAGCTATCCTACGTGGCTTTGTAGAGAATACATACCTCACTAACTATTCGCCTAAACTAGCGGATCCGAATGTGGTAGACTTCTCTGCATTGCAAAATATGAAACCAAAACAGATCATACCAACTAACGGTAGTCCTGTAGGTGCTGTACAACAGTTACCTCCAGAGACAATCTCAACTGGCACTGTACCACTTCTTGAACATCTGCAGCTAATAAAAGAACAAGCTACAGGTATGTCAAAAGCTGCACAAGGACTCAATGATACTCTTTATGTGTCAGGAAACTCTGAGCAGAAACTAAGTGCCGTACAGTCTGCAGCCCAAAAGCGTATTCAACATATTGCTCGTAGGTTTGCTGAGACAGGCTTTAAACGTTTGATTATGGGTATTTATACAACTATGCATAAAAGCATGAAAGGTAACATACCATATAATATTGGTGGAGCTTATGGATCAATTGATATGTCAACACTTCCATCCCAGATGGATGTAGAAGTGATGCTTGATATTGGTGAAAACTCTAACACATCTATGATTTCTAAGTATAGTCGTATTGCTGCAGAAATATTACCAGCCCTACAACAACAGGGTGCAGGTATGGTTATTAAACCAGAAGCTTCTGCAGTTCTTGCAACTAAACTTATTGAAGCTATGGATGTAGACAGTAATGATTTCTTAGTAAACTATGATACAGATGAGTTTAAAGAAAAAGCAGCACAGGCTATTCAAAGACAACAAGAAGAAGCCCAAGCTCAACAAGCTCTTCAACAACGTAAGATTGAAGCAGAAACATCTCTATCGGAAGCTAATGTTATGTACACTGGTGCTCAAACAAAGAACACACAGGATGATAACGCTAAACAACTTGCTGTGTCAATTGATAAGCACTTCCAAGAATGGGCTGATTTACAAATCAAAGCAACAAAGGAAGGTGCGGAGTTACCACAACATCCTGG